GCAGCAACATCACTATCACAATTAAGAGGTTCAGCAAGTATAGGACAACTAAGTGATATTGTAATAGGTCTTGAAAGGGATGCACAAAATGATGACCCAGAAATTAGAAGTACTACTAAAGTTAGAGTATTAAAGAATAGATTTTCTGGATTGACTGGACCATGTAGTAATCTAAGATACAACAATGATACTGGAAGATTAGTTGAGGTACAGGCAAGTGACTTTTAATAAAGTTGTATTTGATATTGAAACAACAATGACTGCAGATAAAGTGTGGTGTATTGTTTGTAAACATGAAGATACATTTTATCAATTCAAAGAAAATAATTTACATAGGTTTGAAGAATTTATAAAACAAACTGAAGAAGTTATTGGACATAATATAATTGGATTTGATATACCAGTATTAAATAAATTTTTTGGTTATGATTTATTTAAGAATGTTAAGATAACAGATACACTTGTACTATCTAGATTATTAAATCCAATGATAGATGGTGGACATTCATTAAGAAACTGGGGAACTAAGTTAGGTCAAAGTAAAATAGAGTTTGAACAATTTGATTTCTTTAGTGAAGAAATGTTAAAGTATTGTAGGAATGATGTTGACTTAACACAAAGGTTATATAAATTTTTAATTACAAGAATAAAAGATTTTGGTTATTCAGTTGAACTTGAACATGAAGTTGCAAAGATAATACAGAAACAACATGAAAGAGGATTTAAGATTGATATAGTAAATGCTTATGCACTTCAAGCTAAGTTTCAAGAAGACATGAATGAATTACAAACTAAAGTTAGGGCTACATTTCCTCCATTAAAGATAGAAGAAACATTTATTCCTAAATCAAATAACAAAGCAAGAGGTTATGTAAAAGGAGTACCCTTTACTAAAGTTAAATATAAAGAATTTAATTTAGGTTCAAGACAACAGATAGGTGAAAGACTAATGAAGCTTGGTTGGAAACCAAAGAAGAGAACAGACAAAGGTCATGTTATAGTAGATGAAAAAGTTTTATCTGAGATAACTAATATACCTGAAGCTAAATTAATTAACAAATTCTTAATGCTTCAAAAAAGGATTGCCCAAGTTTCCTCCTGGGTAGAAGCAATTAAGGAAGATGGGAGAGTACATGGTAAAGTAATTACCAATGGTACTATTACTGGAAGAATGAGTCATCAAGCACCCAACATGGCTCAGATTCCTGCTGTGTACTCACCTTATGGAAAAGAATGTAGAGGATTATGGATAGTAGATAAAGGATTTAAATTAGTAGGAGTTGATGCATCTGGTTTAGAAATCAGAATGTTAGCACACTACATGAACGATAAGGAATATACAAATGAAGTTATTAATGGAGATATACACACAGCAAATAAAGTTGCTGCTGGTTTGGAAACAAGAGATGCAGCGAAGACTTTTATCTATGCCTTCATCTATGGAGCAGGGTCAAAAAAAATCGGAAGCATCATTGGAGGTTCGGAAAGAGATGGCGAAAGAGTTAAAGAAAAGTTTCTTAGAGCAACACCAAGTCTTAGACATCTACGAGAAAAAGTGGATGCAGTTGCTAAGTCTAACAGAAGATGGCTCAAAGGACTTGATGGAAGAAAAATCATCATCAGACACCCCCACGCAGCCCTAAACAGCTTGTTACAAGGAGCAGGAGCAATAGTTATGAAGGTTGCGTTGACACTCCTAGAACAATATGTTATAAATAAACGAATCAAAGCTTATCCTGTAGTTAATGTACATGATGAGTTTCAATATGAAGTTGAGGAAGGAAAGGCAGAAGAGTTTGGTAGACTAGCAGTACAATCAATTATAGATGCTGGTAAAAAATTAAAACTTAGATGTGATTTAAATGGAGAATACAGAATTGGAAACAACTGGGCAGAAACACATTGATACAGTAGCAACTGATATTAAAAAATTAATTGCTGATATATCTAATGGTAAACCTGCACCTATAACAGAAGAGAACATGAATGACTTTCTTAACAATGTTAAGGAAGCTATGATTGCATGGAACACACCACCAGTAAAAGAAAAATATAATGGTGTACTAAGAATGAGTATCTTAGGTAAACCTGCAAGACAATTATGGTATGATAAATATTCTCCTAAAGAAACAAAAGAATATGATGCCAGTAATAATTTAAAATTTTTATATGGACATATCATTGAACATTTACTTTTATACTTAACAGAATTAGCTGGACATAAAGTAGAAGATAGACAAATGAAAGTTAAAGTAGATGATGTCAAAGGACATATAGATGCAAAAGTAGATGGTGAAATTTGTGATGTTAAGTCTGCTTCACCTTTTAGTTTTAAAAAATTTAAGAATGGTGAGATAGTTAATGATGACCCATTTGGATATCATGCCCAGCTATCAGGATATGAAACAGCTAATGGAACTAACAAGGGAGGTTTTCTTGTTGCTGATAAATCAAGTGGTGATATATGTTTTTATAAACCAGAAGACTTAGCTAAACCTGATACAAAAAGTTTAATAAAAGATTTAAATACTAAACTTGCTAGTGATACACCACCTGAAAGATGTTATGAATTAAAAACAGAAAAGAATGGAAACAAAGTTATACCAGTTGGTTGTCAATTTTGTATACATAAGTTTGAATGTTATGCAGATGCTAATAAAGGTAAAGGTTTGAGAGTATTTAAATATTCAAATAAGAATGTGTTCTTAGCTGATGTAGTTAAAGAACCTAATGTAGAAGATATAACAAAACAATTTACAGATGGAATTAAAACACAAGCACCTGCTAGTTAGAGCCGAAGTATTAGACCCACCTAAAGATTTAAAGATGATGAAGAAGTGGACTAAGAACTTAATAAAAGATATTGATATGAAAATATTAGCTGGTCCATATGCAAAGTATTGTGATGTAAAAGGTAATAGAGGTTTAACTTGTGTAACTATAATAGAAACATCCCATATTACTTTACACTCATGGGATGAAAACAATCCTGCGTTAGTACAGTTAGATGTTTATAGTTGTAAAGAATTAGATGAGACAGTTGTATTTGATTATGTATATAAATTTCAACCAGTTAGAATGTCATATAGATATTTTGATAGAGAAAATAATTTTAAATTAATTAAATTAAAAAAATGAATACAAAACAAATGAAACCTATTAGAAGAAAAGCTAGGCATATATTAGTTGCATGGCTACAATCTTTAATGAATAAAGAAGAAGCTAGTAAGATTAATTATAAAAATGTATTTAGTTTTATTCCTAATCAAACTCATTACTATCAAGGTGATACATTTAGATTACAACCATGGTCTTATAAATGGATAGTAAAAAAATTAAAACGCAACCCAGAGTTGACAATAGATGATTTAAATGCTATGTTGCAACCAAGTGAAAAAGATTTAAGGAGAAAAGAAATGCAAGAGAGAGGACCATTATAATGACACATAAAGATATGTTTAAAAGTACAACTTATGATTCACTAGAAAAGCAGGTAGGTGGGAATCATTATTCTAAAATGAAGATACAACCTGCTCATTTTATAAATGAAAATAATTTAGAATTTGCAGAAGGTAATGCTATTAAATATATTTGTAGACATAAATCAAAAGGAAAGGCAAAGGATATTGAAAAAGCTATTCACTATCTTGAAATGATATTAGAGAGGGATTACTCATGATAAAAGAAACACAAATAACACAGCTCGAAAAAAGAGCTAGAGGTTTTCGCAGAATTATTTCAGCATTGAATGATTTACCTATGTATGGTATTAACAGACATCTAGATAAAATACTTCATGTTAAAATTGATGCATTGAAAGACCATTTAAAATTAAAGATAACTAGAAACAATGAAAAGTTAAATGAAATGTATACTGAAAGTATAGATAGTTTAGCTGATGATGATGGACAACAAGGTGAAGTTGGTTATGTAGCAACACCAGTAACTAAACAAGAACCTATTGGTGAATCATTTACAAGTAAGTCTTATGATAAAAGAACTTATGAAAATATAAAAGACCATGGAACAGATATGAGTTATGAAAATGAGTAATGTATTAGGATTGGATGGTAAACCAAAACAACCTACAGGTCCAACTTATCATATGCGTTTATGTTTAGTAGGTTCAGATGATATTGATATTAAAAATATTCAAACATTTGGTATAGCTGAGGATGGTTTCTTTATGGTTAAAAGTCATGACAATACAAAGCTTCCAGTATTTATGACTAACCCTGCAAGAATACAAACTGTAGAAATTTACAAAGAGGGTGATGAACCATTAACAAAAAAGAAAGGAGCAAAATCAGATGATGATTTTCTTCTAGATTTATTAAAGAAAAACCATGCAGCAGAATCGAAAACTCAAAAGTAAAAAAAGAGTTAAAAGAAAAGAAGCTGAGTTGATGGGCTTCAAACTTCTTATTAATAATCAAGGACAATTCGTTACAGAAATAAAAAATTATCCTATGGATAAAATTAATTTACACTTTCATAAAAGTAATGCTGGTGTTATTACAGCACTACTAAGAGAATGTAAAACTAATTTTTCAGAATTGTCAGAAGATTTAGAGAAGATTGCTAAGGATGTTTTTTATAGTTAAACAGCACTTGATGGTTTAACTGGTCTAGGTGTACATCCAAATTTTATAAAAACATTATATTCATTTACTGTTTCTCTACCCATTTCAATAGTCTTATCACTTGCTTTATTATAACCATCTACCATACAATCATATGCATCATCATATAGTATATCAAATGTATGAGGTGGAAGACATTTTGTTTCACCATTTAATACAGAACACATAACTACTGTTAATAAAAATTTCATTTCTTTTTCTTTCTACCACATTGACATCTTGGTGCAAACACTTTAGATACTAATTCAATCATATCATCTAACTTTCCAAAACATTTATATAAAAATTTATCTAACATTATTTTAATATTAATTTTTTAATTGATTTTTCACCCATATATATTTCTACTTCAGCTTTAGATTTAATACATTTATATTCTATATTATTATTAGCTTCACGCATAGCAATCCTTTTACCTTTTAAACAATCAGACATAGAAGGTTGTATTCTATGTTCTTTAATCTCATGGTTTACTATCATCAATAATGCTATTACTGTTTCTATCATTAATAATTTTTTCCATTCTCCCTTACTTTATCTTTTAATTTTTCTATATCTGCTAGAGCTTTCTCTAATTGTTTTTGAGTAAACTCTATGTTTACTTTGTTTGTCATATTTTGTTCTTGTGTTATCTGTAGCTTTTCAACATCTGCAAACACAGATTCCAATAACATAAACTGTTCTTGGTCTGTAGGTTTTTGTTCTGATTTTTTAAGTAAATCAGCTTGGAATAATTCTCTTGAAGTCTCTAATGATGTAAGTCTAGCAGTAACTTCTGTATAAGCAAACACACCCATAGCCACAGCTACAACAATACCTATCATATTTTTGATAGGCATACTTACATTTGTTTTTTCACTTAATTTCATTAATAACTACCTGGATTTAAAAATAATGCCATCATAACTAAAAGTATTATTAATATACCTGTGAAATAATAATTCATAGTTACACCTCATAAATTATTTCTTACCATTTCTCCAAATTTGAGTTCCTTTTATACCATACACACTAGCCACGACAAGAATCCACAAATTAGTAAACCATTGGGGAAGCTGTGAAAAATATTCAAAAAATAATTTTACCTTATCCATAGCAGCAGGGTCTTCTGACACTACTGCCCAAGCTAACACAGCTACAGGAGCAGAGAGAACCAATAAAATAAATTCGTCTTTCCAGTCTGACTGTCTTGCTTCTAATAATTTACCTTGATATTCTGTTTCACCCTTTGCCATTCTAGCTGCATGATGATGTTGTGCATCAGCCATCATCATTTTAGTTTCTTGTCTTTTTTTAAAGATGTGAGTACCAGCT